GCAGAAGGACCGGATCGAGGCCGATGTCTGGGCCTGGGGCCGCGGTCTGGAAAGCTGGCTGGTCGATCACATCGTCATCGAGGGCGGTCCCGGTGACCCGGGCTGCTGGCAGCACCTCACCGACCTGCTGGGCAGGACATGGAAGCATGAGAGCGGACAGCACCTGACCATCGCGCGGTTCGCGATCGACTCCGGGTTCGAGACCAGCGCGGTCTATGGCTGGGCGCGGCAGGTGGGTTTTGCGCAGGTGGCCCCGGTCAAGGGGCTCGAGGGCTTCAACCGGGCAAGCCCGGTGACGGGTCCGACCTATGTCGATGCGACGGTCGGCGGCAAACGCTTGCGCCGCGGCGCACGGCTGTGGAGCGTGGCCACCTCGACCTTCAAGGCGGAAACCTACCGCTTCCTGCGTCAGGACCGGCCGACAGCCGAGGAAATCACTGCCGGTGCATCGTTTCCGCCTGGAACGGTCCACCTTCCGTCTTGGGCGGATGCCGAATGGCTGAAACAGCTGACAGCCGAACAGCTGGTCACCGTCAAGAGCCGCCGCGGGTTCTCGAAGCTGGAATGGCAGAAACTGCGCGAGCGCAACGAGGCACTGGACTGCCGGGTCTATGCGCGAGCGGCCGCCTGGATCGCGGGTGCTGACCGTTGGTCTGACGCGCGGTGGCAGGAGCTGGAGCGGCAGCTGGCGTTGGAAACGGAAGGAGCGGCGACTGAGGCGACCGCGCAACCCACGCCACGCATGTCCGCGCGGCGGCGGACTGTACGGTCGAGTTACATGTCGTAGGCGAGGTCAAAGGTCCTCGGCCGTGCGCAGCTGTTCTGTCGCGTCCAAGACATCGGTCTCGTCCCAGATCGCATCGCGCAATAGGAACTTGTGGCTGTTGGTGTGCTCGATGAACTTCGAGTGGTCGCGCACCACGGCGGCGGGGATCAGCGCCGCTCGCAAAATCCTGTAGTCGTCATTGAAGAGGACGGCGGCCAGGGTGTCGAACCCGTCTGGATTGCGGATCGCAGACAGTTGCCGCGACCCGTTCCGGCGGTGAATGCGGCGTCCCTTGATCTGATACCGCGTCCCGTCTTTGCCTATGGCGTCGAACGCTTTCGCGGAGTTGTTCTCCTGCGCCCAGCCAAAAGCGGAGCAGAAGAGGTATTCGGCGAGATCGCCGGTGGGATTGTTTGCCGATCGTAGCACGTTCCGCGCCCGCAGTTCCTCCATGATCGCGACATGAAGGGCGAGGAGTTCGGCGACCGATCTGTTGTCGAGACTGTCCATGCCTTCGTTATGTCAGGGTAACGTAGTGACTGCCACCACCACGAGATGTTCGTGACGTTGGGTGGCCCGCTCCAGCTTCACGAGATGTTCAATGGCCACTATTGCTGATCTGCGCGCCCGCCGCGACGCCCTCGCCGCGCAGCGGTCCTCGGGTGTGGCCCGTGTCAGCTATGACGGCAAGACCGTGGACTACCGCAGCGTGGCGGAGATCGACCGGGCCATCGAGGCGCTGGATCGCGAGATCGCGGCCGCCGAGGGGCGGCGCATCGTGCGCCATGTTCGCGTGACGACAGCGAAGGGGCTCTGATCCATGGGGCTGTTCGATCGGTTTCGCCGCCCAGCATCGGGTGGGCCCGCTGGCGTGCGCGCCCGACTCGAGGGCGCGATGTCCAAACGCCGGTTGCGTGGCTGGAACCCGCCGCTGGAGAACATCAACTCGCTTGTGGCCTCCGGCGGTCCGCGCTTGCTGGCCCGCGCGCGGGAACTGGTGGTCACCAACGGCTATGCCGCCAATGCCTGCGAGGCCTTTGCGTCCAACATGGTGGGCGACGGCATCAAGCCCTCATCGCTGCTCGAGGATGCAGGCCTGCGGGATCAGGTCCAGCGGCTCTGGCTGGCCTGGACCGACGAGGCGGACGCCGACGGGCTGACCGACTTCTACGGCCTGCAGGCCATGGTCGCCCGCGAGATGTTCGTGGCGGGCGAATGTTTTGTGCGCTTGCGTCCGCGCCGGGCCGAGGACGGGCTGCTGGTGCCGCTGCAGATGCAGCTGCTGCAATCGGAAATGCTGCCCTTCGAGAAGACCGGAACAGCGGCGAACGGCAACCGCATCCGCTGCGGGATCGAGTTCGACGCCATCGGCCGGCGCGTGGCCTATCACTTCCGCCGCAGCCATCCCGGCGACAGCACCGATCAGCGCGTGGCAGTGCCGGAGACGGTGCGGGTTCCGGCGGAGGACGTGCTGCACATCTACCGCCCCATCGATGCGGGCCAGATCCGCGGGCTGCCGCATGTGGCGCCGGCCATGGTGCGGCTGTTTTTACTCGATCAGTACGACGACGCGGAACTGGACCGCAAGAAGACCGCGGCGATGTTCGCGGGCTTCATCACCAAGACCGCGCCCGAAGAGCCGATGATTGGCGAAGCCGAGGCGGACCTCGACGGTGCGGCCATGGCCAGCCTTGAACCCGGCACCCTACAGGTGCTGCTCCCCGGCGAGGACGTGAAGTTCTCCAGTCCCGCGGATGTGGGCGGCGGCTACGAGGCTTTCCAGTACCGGACGCTGCTCGCCGTGTCAGCCTCGTTGGGGCTGCCGTATCACCTCGTCACCGGCGATGTCCGGCAGGCCAACTATTCGAGCCTTCGGGCCGAACTGGTCGAATTCCGCCGCCGCGTGCAGCAGCTCCAGCACGGGGTGATCGCGCATCAGCTCTGCCGCCCGATCTGGGCGCGTTGGCTGGAGACCGCGCAATTGGCGGGTCGGCTCGACCTGTCCGATCCGGCGGCTGCGCGCATGGTGCAATGGATCCCGCCGCGGTGGGACTGGGTCGATCCGCTGAAGGACATCCAGGCGCAGGTGCTGGCGATGGAAGCGGGCATCACCTCGCGGCGCAAGGTGGTCGAGGCCACCGGCTACGACGTCGAGGAGGTCGACCGCGAGAACGCGGTGGATGCCAAACGCGCCGAGGCGCTCGGGCTGCGCTACCGCACCAGCCCCGGCGAGACGCAGGGCGCGCGGGCCACGCCATCCAGGCGGCCAAAACCCCGCGATGGTGATGGCGATGACGGCGAAGAGGACGCCGGGGCCGCCACGCCCGACAACACCCAACAGGAGTAAATCCATGAACAGCTGGTACACGATCCGCGCCCGGAATGAGGGCGCGGAGGTGCTTATCTATGACGAGATCGGCGCCTATGGCATTTCGGCGCGGGGCTTTCTGGCCGAGCTGGGCGCGCTTCCAGAGGGCACGGCCATCGACCTGCGCCTCAACAGCCCCGGCGGCTCGGTCTTCGATGCCGTCGCGATCCACAACGCGCTGAGCCGCCATGCCGGCACGGTCACCGTCTGGATCGACGGCATCGCCGCCTCGGCGGCGAGCTATATCGCCATGGCGGGCGACGAGATCGTCATGCCGGAAAACGCCTTTCTGATGATCCACGACCCGTCGGGACTGGTGATGGGCACGGCGGCCGACATGCGCGACATGGCCGGAACGCTGGACAAGATCGCGGCGAGCATGATGCGCGGCTATGCCGCCCGATCCGGCAAGCCCGGGGATGAGATCGTAGCATTCATGGCGGCCGAGACATGGTTTGATGCCGCCGAAGCGCTGGAGGCGGGGCTGGCCACGCGCATGGCGGAGCCCGTGCGCATCGCGGCCAGCTTCGACATTGGCCGCTTCCGCAATGCGCCGCCGGAACTTGTCGAGGCGGTCGAGCCTGCCGAGCCGACTGACGCCCCCACGGCGGCCGACATCGTCGAAGACGTCAACGATGTTGACCCTGCACCTGACCCTGTGCCGCACACGCACGCCACCAACGATGTTGTCTCGGGTGCGGATCCTGCGCCGCCACCCGGGACGGACGATCCCGACAGCACTGTTGCAGCCGCCAACACTGCGCCTGACGCGACCGCCATCCGCGCCGAGGCCATCGCCCATGCGCGCACCGTCGTCGATCTTTGCCGCCTCGCGGGACAGCCGCAGATGGCCGGTCGGTTTCTCGAGGAGGATGCCAGCCTCGATCAGGTGCGCGCCAGTCTCCTGGACGCCCGCGCCGATGCCGCGCCGCAGATCACGCCGCATCACCCGCAACCCGGGCCAAGCCCCACCACGCGCCCGTGGGGCGATGTCATCGCCCGCACCTTCAAGCTCAAAGGATAAGACCCCATGACCACACTGACAGAAGGCACCCATCCCGGCGGCTTCCTCGTCTGGGAAGCGCACCGTGATTACACCCGCGAGACGATCACCGTCGCCTCCGGCACGCTTCAACCCGGCACCGTGCTGGGCAAGATCACCGCTTCGGGCAAATACGCCGCCCACGACCCCGCGGCCGTCGATGGCACCGAGACCGCCGTCGCCGTGCTCTGGGGCAAGGCAGACGCGAGCGGGGTCGATGCGCCGGCCGTCGCGCTCATTCGCGGCCCTGCTATCGTCAATCGCCACGACCTCGTCTTTGCCGGCACGCCCAGCGACCCCGAGATCGCCGCCGCCCACGCCGCGCTCCTCGCCGCGGGCATCCTCGTCCGCTGACGGCGGGCCGATTCAAACCCAATTCCTGACCCGGAGGCATT